CTGCAAGCGTTTGTTCAATGTCACTGCTCGACATTTTCTTCCTCTTTTAATAATGTTTCAATAATTTGCAAAGCTTCTTGCAAGCCTATACTTTGTCCTACCAAACGCTGGTATGTTTCAAAATTGGTGCAATTTCCGTTTACCATAGCCTCAGCAATTGCTTGCCTTGACTGTTTAATACGACCAATCAAATCGTTAATCAGATTCAATTAACGACCTCTACCTGCTGCCCTTTTAGGGATTCCTATTGCAATCATGATTCCAGTCTTAGCCATACCGCCCTTTTTCATGGTCGCAACCTTTGCTTTACCAGCGTTAAAGTCCACGCCAGCATTACGTTTATCGCCCTTAGCTGGAAGCTTAGCAACCTTAGATTCGGCTACTGCACCACCATTAGCGTACTTGCGTACCTACCGCCCTTTTTCATGACATTACCTTCTGTCATTCCCATAGCCATCTTCTTATGGGCATTAATTGCTTCAGTCATTTTTCACTCCTAATTGAGATTGAATTTCTTTTTGAGCCTTCAAAGCCGTTTGCACCTGCTCATCTTGCAACCGTAATGCATCTTGCGTTAGTTCTGCTGTCTTCATTCGCTCTTGAACAAGATTGTCTTCTGTGTTCTCTGCAGCGTCTAATTGCATCCGCTGAAGCTCAATCTCCTTATCTTGGGCAAGGCGCTGAACGTCAATCGTAGCTTCTGTCTGATCTTTTTGAGCACGGCGCTGGGTTTCTGCCATAGCCGTCTGGGTAAGGGCGTTAACCTGAGCCATAGTATCTGGGGAGGCAGGAGGCACTGATGTTTGCTTGATCTGCTGGATCATCGCTATCATCTGTTGGATGGCAGGCATGACTTCAGGAGCAAGCATCTGCTTAGCATCTTCATGAACATGCATAGAAGCTGCAGCCAATAGCTTTTGCGCTTCTTGCATCAAAGGCTGAACCTTTAATACGTTAAACGGACGTCCAAGAGATACGCTAGTGTAGGCATCAGCTTGGTTTAGATACCAAAGCGTCAAGTGTTGCTTGATATGCTCTAAGCAGGCAGGGATGAATACAGGCGACATAATCGGATTAGCACCATACATTGGATCTAAGGCGTACTGCAAGTGCGTTAGCAGGTGCGATAGCTGATCTTGGCTTGGGAATGCGCCAACAGGCTTACCTAAAGTCATTGCTACGTTCTCAAGTGCAGGGTTCATATCCTTAACATCTTGAGGATCTGGCAACACTTCGTTGATTTCTGGTAGCTTGATCTGCTCTAAGATCCGTTTCTCTACAGCTAGACGGTTATACAGATCAGGATTGGCTTGTGCTCTAGCTGCCAACGTCTGAATCTGGGCATAACGCTGTGATTCTGCAAAGATATTGGGATCAGAGACAGGAACAATGTCAGAGTTGCTCTTAAAGTCATCAGTAGTGACAGGAAGATCAGCAACAATCTCACCCTTTTGCTGTTCATCAAGATACCAACGGTTAATACGTCCTAAAACCTTGAATACACGGCGTTGGCTGTCATGCAAACGAGCGTGAATGGATGAATAAACCACAGCTCCTTGCTCAATCAACGCCTGAGCTGTACCAACTGGCATATTGTTAGAGGCATCAGCAATCTTTTCCTCAGAGGTTGTAACAACTCCCTTGGCAGCGTCTGTTAACCAGCCTAAAAGCTGGAATAAAACAGGGCTTGGTGCGTTAAATGGCATCGGCATAGCAATCTTGCGGATGTCATCAACACCGGGAGCTCCCTCTATCTCTGAGATCTGGGTGATTTCAACGGTTGTTGACTGTCCAGACATCTTTGCGCCCTTGAGCTTGAGCATGGTAGGCGCATTGTTAATGTGTGCAGCGTCCAAAAGAGCACGAAGAGTACCAGTAAGGGCAGCGCTAAGACCGCCAATAAGGTGAGGAAGACCAATAGCGTAAGCACCCCGCCAAGGAATGAACTTAAACTCAATGATGTGGTCAAGCTTGGTACACATCTCATCGCCATTCTCCCAGTTACGATATAAGCCAATAGGCTTTTGCTCATTTTCATCAATCATTAGGATGTATGGAGCACGATCACCGTCAGAAAACTTGTCATCTTCTAGCTCTAGCCATGTCTGGATATGGTAAACACGACGGATTCCATCGACATTTGAGCCTGAACTCTTGCGTCCTTCAATCTTATCGTTGGCTTTCTCAGGTTTAGTCTGGTCAGGCTCTTGAGTAAGCATCGAGGTATATAGATCACGGTATAAACCTGAGTCTATACGGAGGTCATACTCCTCTTCGGTGATGTCTTGAACCTCTGTAACCCGCATTGCAGTGTAAAAGTTACCTGCAGAGAACGGCAAATAGATGTTATCAATCGGTACGAACTCAGCGCATGGGCGCTTTTTAGACTCGTCATACCAGATTTTCATGTACTGTGAGCCACCTAAGGGTAGCTGGGTAAGCATCTGCTCTTGCTCGTCACGGTACTCTTCGATCTGTTCAGTCAACTGCCAGTTCATAAAGTCACGCTTACGGTCAGCCTTTTCCGTCTTCTCTTCGGTTACTTCACCGATGATCTTGGTACGAACTGGACCGTTAGGGGGGAACAATTCCTTGATGGCACGAGCTGCAAAATCTACGCAAGCCTCAGCCATTACAGGGTGAACTACCTTGGAAGCACCCATAAACTGAGCCCCACCGGGAGCATCATTACCTAATCCAGTACGGCGTAAGCCATCTTCGTATTGCTTGTCTCTATCCTCACGGGCTTCCTTGTCCTTTTCAATCAAGTCAAGGTACTTCATAGCTATGTTTTCAAGGTCGTATTCTTTTAGCTTGTCGGCTAGGTTCTCATAGAAATCAGGAGTTTCGTCAGGACCTTTAAGGTTCTCTAAACGAACAATGGCTGAGCCATCTGGCAATTCTTCTACGTCTGATTCGTCTTGATCTAAAACTTCCATTAGCGATTCGTCAGATGCATCCTCTTCTTGTTCTCCAGAGATTGGATCTACATATCGGTTATATCCTTGTGGAATGGGCATTTCCGCCATCATCTACCTTTCGTGAGCGCTAAGCGCATTGCATCTAAGTTTACATCGCCACCGTTTTTACGATTAAGCGGATTTATTAAGCTTGGCCCACCGTTACCTGATGGTTCAATACTTGGCACTATACCTGCACCACCAGACGGTCTAATACTAGGGCGCTTTAACTGCCCTAAGTCATACATATCATTAAGTCGCTCTGCATAAGTACGAGGACGAGTTGCCTGTTCAATAGCTTGCTTTTCTGCCAATGCCTTACGATTAGCTTCAAACAAAGCGTTTCTAACTGCTGCTGGATCTCCGCCTTCATTCATATGAACAGCGCCACCGTCCTTCATAGCTACACCGCCTTTAATCTTTACACGGGCAGCTTCGTCTGGTTCGTAGTAATAGACCTTGCGAGTTGCCCCACTAAGCTTGATTTGTGCATCTTGTGGAATCAATCCAGCAATTTTTAAACCTTCAATATTTCTTTGAGCATCATTTAAATTTGTAAATTCACTTATAAACTTTTTACTCTTAATTAAATCTCCATTTTCATCTGTAAAATAATATTTATTAGGAGAAATTTGAATCTTAGTCTCTCCAAACTTACCGCCATACTGCTTGGCAAACTTCTTGAGCACGGCTGGGTATATCTCATCGTAATATTTCTTCATACCCTCGCCACCTACGCTTAGGTCAAGACCAGAGTAAGAATGGAAATGTTCTTTGTTGTTGGCAAAGTCATCTTTTATTTTTGATGCCAAAGCCTTTCCAACGTAATCTTCAAGATCAGTAAGGGTGTATAAAGTTTTGTTGATTACTTTATTTGCTTCTGGATCGTAAGCAGATAATTTGAAACTTTTAACAGCGCCACTAGGATCTATATCTCTTTTAATTTCTAAGCTGTTAATTTGTTTGCTTAGATCATAACGATCAGCCACGTCTTTACCTATTGGCATATACAGCCTGTCATCACCACGCTCTACGGCATCAATGATAGCTTTCTTGATTCCTAGCTCATGCCAGCGTTCTTTATATGGGGCGTCTGGAACGCCAGTATCTGTTTTTTCCATCCTGCGGATAAGGTCGTTTAGCTCGTCTTCACGCCCGACTTGTTTAGCTTTTTCAGTAATAGGAGCAAGAGCTACAGCGGTATTAGCAACTTTTTTGGCATCATCTGGAGTCATTTCTTTAGCAATTAACTCATCATAGATTTGCTTGTGAAGCTGTTCGTTTATAGATTGCAACAAGTTATCAAAGGCATTCTTTTCTACTGGCTCTGGGGCGTATCCATGCTCACGTCCTTTTTGATGCCAGTCAGACTGAAGCTCATCAAGTAACGTACCACTCTTGCCTTCAACATCCGTCCTATCGTCTAGTCGCATGTTGATCATGGTATTTGGCTCTTCTGAGTAATGCCCTTGCTTAAAGTTATACCTTGCCCTAAAGTCATCTAGATTCAATTTATCGTAACTAGTGGCATAGTCTTTTAAAGCATCTTCATCAGTTCCACGAAATCCTGAACGACGTGCAACTACAGTATTGTCTGGATTGATAATCTCAAGATCTCTTTGCCCAGTTCCATAGTTTTCATTTTCTGTGTTAACTCTGAACCCAGTTAAGTCAATAGGAGGATAGCTAACTTCCTTCTCTGGCAACTTTAGAATGATTTCACGATAGTTACTTCCACCTGCGGTTCTATATTTATCATAATCAGGACCACCATACTTTGGTGTGTTATCTCCGCCTCTTTCATCGCCAAGGTCACCCCACATATTGGTATGAGCTAATTGCAAGATGCTGTCAGGAGCATTATCACGGTCATATCCCATCTCAGAAAGGGCATTATCTAACCGATCAAAGTAGTCTGGAAGATCCATAAGCTCATCAGGCATAGGCTCACCGTTATACTTTTTCTCGATTAACTTGAGGCGATTGTTAGCTATGAACTCTTGAACTTCTGGGGTAGTAAATGACTTCTTAGACTTTAGGAACTCAGGCAATCCAATAGCTTCTAGCTCATCGTTATGGATGCCAGACTGCTTCTTGATGTCGTTCATGTAAGCTTGACCGTTGCCAGACTGACGCTTGAGGTTAAGCGCTGCCTTCTCAATATTGGAATAGAAGCCAAGCTCACTCTTAGGGGAAAGCTTCTTAGGCTCATCCTCTTTTTTCATAAGGGCAAGCCGAGCCTCATCCATTGTTAGACCTTGCTTGATGGCTCTGTCTTGAGCTTCCATCTCAGCCATGACATTGTCTAGCCATTCCTGATTAGTCTTCTGGATTGGCATACTCATTGAGAATGCACGATCATCAGCAGATTGAAGCCTGCTTAATGCACGGCGTTCATCAAAATAAGGTTTGAATGCTACCTCATTGCTGATTGGTGTCTTAAATGCGCCAGCATAGCCACCCTTAGTAGGATGCCCTTTGATGTTAGCGGTGTAGGTGTAATGCGGATCTGAAGGATCAAGGTTTAACTCGCCAGACGGATCAAACCGTGTGATGCCATGACCAATCATACCGATAGGCTGATTTAAGAGTTCAGGTGCGCTGATCGCAGCTCTTGCCTCAGCTACGTCTGGAAAGCCTGCCTCTCTGTATTCTTTCAGACCCATCTTGTTGATCATGTTCTTACGCAGCTCTCCACCCCAATTAGAGATCTCTAGGAGCTGAGCACGACCCTCTGGTTTTTCAATACCAGCAAAGGTTTTAAACGGGTAAGTAATAATTCCAGTCTTTTGATTCTTGATGCCTTGATCTTGCACTAAAGTATTAAATGCTCTAGCAATCGGCTTAGGAATGGTTGTCGGATCGAACTGGTTAAGGATTGCTTCCGTAGTCATGTGGTTAAAGTCTACGGCTGTTGGCGACATTGTCTTAGTGACGCCAAAGATCTTGTCTGGATCTACGCCTTCCATCTCTCGTGCTGTCTGGATCTGGTTGCCAATACGCTTAGATACGTTAGGTAGTGATGACCATGCATCACCGTTCCATTGCATGAACTGATAACCGCCCTGAGTCTTAACTGGCACGATTAGCTCTTTACCGCCTATGCCTGTAACGATCTTGCCTGCGCTGGATAGATCCATGCTAAGGGGAATGATTGCGCCTCCAACCATATCCTCAGGCTTCATCTCCTTCTTAGGAACTAATGGCATGTCTGGGTTATCCATTGTCTGGATATCCATCTCGCTGATTGGGCGCTTGAGCTTAGTACCGCCTCCTACTGGATGGTACAAACCTAATGCTTCTGCCTCAGCCTTGGATTGGCGCTTAGACTTTTCCTCTGCCTTGAGCTGTAGATCTGGAGCTTCTGCTTGTTCTGAGCTATAGCGCAACTGTTCCTTGGGAATATCAATCGTGCTCTCAGGAAAGATCTGTCGTCTGTTCTCAAATCGCAGCTTACTCCTACGCTCAGCATTACGGGCGTGAGCCTCACCGAATACTTGACGGTATGCATCATAAGGTCTAAATGGATTTAGCTTTTGCTTACGATCTACATCCATTAACATCTTATGAAGCTCTTCACTCGTATGGTTTTTAGCTAAAAAATCTGAACGATCTAAAAGTGGCACCTTTTTTGAAATGTTTGGCGGAAGAGCCTTACCTTGGAATAACACATCGAAGGCTGCATTGTTTTCTTTAATGTAGTCTTCAATTGGAACGCCATTACGTTCTGCGCCTTTTTGAATGTTACGGGCATTTTCAATAGCCTCACGTTCATCTTGGATTTTTTCAATAAGCTTTCTATATCTACGACCTTGATCGGTACTTGAGTCAAACATAGATAAGTTAGAGCCTTGTGGCAATCCTTCTATATCTTGAATGGCATGTTGCAACTCATGAATGGTAGAACCTCCAGCTTCTGACTTTGGAGCCTCAACGGAAATAGTTTTACTTACTCTTCCATATCCTGCAGACACCTTGTCTTTAGTTGGCTTGTATTCAAAAGGATAATCCGCCATCTGCGGGTATGACTCTAATACAGACGGTAGGTTTGCAGACTTACCAACTGTTCTATACGCCAATATGTAATCACGCAACTGAACCTTTTGCTCTGGCGTCAGATTAGTAAATTCTGTGCCAAAGTTTTCTAAAGCAAGCTTTTCAGCCATCTTCATGGTTTGTTGCGGTGCAGAACTGCGTGGTGTTGCTAACGGCTTAAATGTCTCCTCGCCCAACATAGACTCTTGAACTAACTTGTCGGTTGGTAGCAGGTAACGTGTTCCGAGGCTTCCCGGTGCGCCTTGGGTTACATCGTTAAGTTGGCTTGCTTTCCATGCTTCTTGGTTAGCTTCATCTATACTTTTACCTGACCTACGAGCTGCGCTGAATTCACGCTTGAAGGTATCCTCAGATACTTTGCTCCAGTTCTTGGCAGATGGTCCAACGTCTACACGCTTTAGACCACCGATGTCCTCCATGAACTGCTCGATTTTAGGGTAAACAACAGGGGCGACTGACTCAACAGCCCCCTGCGCTTTGACGCCTAGTGTTGGCTCACCGAAAGCATTCTCACGGCGGATACCAGACTGGGCATTAGCAAAGTCGGTCTTGAGATCACGCACCTCACCAGCAACACGCCTAGCATTCGCTCCCATTACCCTAACGTCATTAGGATTGACGCCTCTAGATACAGGATTCCATAGCTCTGGGATTGGACCAAAGCCCATGCTTGATCCAGTAATTGCCTTAGGCGCTTCGGATATTCCAGTAAGGATATCTTTAGCATAGGTAGAGGTAGGCTCGTAGCCAATCTTCTCAGCTATGTCTGGGTAACCCATTTCTGAAGCTATTCCAGCAGGAAAACCTCTAGCCATTGCTAAGACGGATTGGGGTATTGCAGAGATGCCGACCTTGTCGATTAAAGCTTGTAGGACATTATTGGCGCTTGATGCTGGACGAGGCGGTTCTTTTGGTTGAACTGGTACGGGAATCGATGGGACTTGTGATGCAGCGTAGGGAACATCTGAACCGTTAGGACGCAAAGGCATTGATCCCCTCTTAGCCAGCTCAAATTGCATCTGGTCAAGCGAAGGAGGTAATGGCGTACTGTTATCGTCCCACTCGTTATACGGCATAAGGGTTTACTCGCTTGGGTTTCGTCTCATCGACATACAAGTCATTGTCATTGTACAGATAATCTACAGTTAGTAAATCCATATCACGCATTAAACGTAAGCCTTGTGTCAAGGCATCAACGTAGTCATCATGTCTTACTTCTGGGAAGGCGCATACTTGATTAACAAACTCCTGACACCAGTCTCTGACCTGTCCTTCATTCGTACTTGACTCTGGCAAATACACTAATCCCTTAGCGATGATGGGCGAGACAATGTTTAGGCGTCCGATCTTATCGGTGTTTCCCGGGTTATACGCACGGACGTTAAGCCCAGCTCTCTGTAAGTCTTGTATAAGACTGATGCCTGCTGACTTGTCTTCCACAAGAATCATGTCTACCTTCTTGCCATGACCCCATTCGTTCTCATCACCGTAGATGGAGGTAGCTTCCTCAATAACTCTAGGGCGCAGGTCAGGGTATTGCATATGTTCTGACCAGCAATCGATCACCATTACAGCCATTGGCTTATCGTCTGATGGCTTAAATGCGCCTAAGACTACGCAGGCAGTTGGATCATTCTTAGTCTTGTCAGACGTAGCGCAGTCGTAGGACTGGATAATGTACTGGAACTTAGGTAAGGGCTTGTCTGCATCCCAAAGCTTAAACATCTGGCGCTTGATGATGCCTTGCTCTTCTGGGTCGATGATCTCAGCATAGATCTCTTGCCTTCCAAGGGTCGTACCCTCGTACTGCAGGATCTGCTTCTTAAACGTAGGGGCGAGGTTGTCTATGTTGTCATAGGTGCTAGCTGACGATACGATAACGTCCTCACCGTCTCGCTCTATTAGGTCAAGGATAAGTGCCTTAGGCTTAGGAGTCGTAGTGCAGATCAGGAGTGGGCGCTGACCCAAACGCATACCGAACTGGATCATATCCCAAGCTTCATCGAGGTATTCCCAAGCTGCCAGCTCATCTAGCCAGCCACCGTGGAACTGTGGTCCTCGAAACCGTTCAGGCTCAGACGCTGCGATTCCCTTAATGATCGATCCATTAATAAGATGGATCTCGTTGTCGCTTATGGTGTGTTTAAAGACAATCTCTCTGGGCATAACATTAATAAGTCCGCTTTCACCAAGGAAGCAGACATCTTTAACGTCAGCGTAGGTTGGAGCAGAAACCAGCCATCTTGTTTTCGGTTGGTTCCATGCCATTTGCCATAGATTCTCGGCTGCTGTCCTTGTCTTTCCAGCTCCACGCCCAGCAAGGAATAGCCATATGTTCCACCAATCACCCTCAGGTAGCTTCTGGTAATCATGTCTTGATAGTAACCATTTTGCCTTCTTATATGCGACTTGAGCTTGGATAGGGTTAGCTTTTTTAGCAAGCTCCCCTAACTCTTCAACAATGTCCTGAACTGTCATGATCTGCAGCTAGCATGTGGAATATAGCCTCAGCCTCTATCATTTTATCTTGTAAGCGTTCCTCGTATACCTTGAGCTTAGCTTCCATTACCTCTTCATAGTCATCAGGTTTAGCTAGCTCATAGCCATAGTAGGCTAATACTTCACGCACCTCATCAATATAAGCTAACCTTTCTAGTGCCTTCTGTGGAACAGACACGGTGTCAGCCAAGTTTCTTCTCCAACGTAACAAGCAGATCTTCCAAGGCAGCGTTAAAGTGATCCACCTCCATTGCGCCGCCATCCTTACCAGTGAGCTCTAGCTTTGATAGATCGCCGTACTTCTTAGGCTTTAGTTTAGCTGCCACCCACTTACGAGTCTCTACCCGCAAACGATTACGAGCGATACCAGCAGAATCAATCTTAGTGCCTACTACGTTACCGTCCTTATCTTTCTCTACGGCAGTAGGACTCTCATCAGCAATATCAAGCATGTCCTCAGCCAAAGCTTCAGCACTCTCTTCTTTTGCTCTAGTGTACTGATTAAGGAATTCAGGAAAGTCACTTATCCACTTGTAAACGGTAGGCATACTAGGCATACCTTCTTGCCTACATGCTGTTCTTAGACTCTTACCCATTGAAAGATAGCTACATAGCGTAACTGCTATCTCTTTTGTGTATGAAGATGGACGACCTACTGGATTTATTTCCTCGGCGTCTTTATCCACCTGTGCTTTGAATGCAACGGCTTCAGAGGTTTTGATGTCCTCGTACTCTTTGACGTTGTCTTCTTTTTTACGAGCCATAACTTTCTTTCAAAGCTGATGGCTTTCAGTATAAATAAAAAAAGGGGCTTTGTCGCCCCTGTCGTTAGCTTCTTTTATCTATCATCTCTTTAAGCTTGCCTTCTGTGTATTCCAAGCTAGAGACTTTGACACGCTGGACGATGGTTTGCTTCTCGCCCTTGCTCTCATTGTGAGCCTTGATTGTGCCAGTGAACTCGATGGTCATGCCAGCTTGAATATCTGTTGTCAATCCGTTCCAGCCCTCTGGCGCATTCTTACCGTAAGAAAACTTGTAACCTAAGCAAGCTTTAGTCTTGTACACGATACGGTTACCAGCTTCATCACGCATTAGGTAAACCAGAGCGCTTGGAGAATCATAGTAATTGAACTGAGGTGCGTCTACGATAATGATTGCCTCGACAACTGCACGAGTGGATAACTTTTCAGCAGCAACTCCAAGAAACACTGAGCGAGCCTTCTGCTCTTCGATTGCCTTAGTGCGCTCAGCCATGCGAACTTCACGATCCTTAACGCACTTAATTACTGCGTCACACTGCTTAGGTGTTAGTTTGCCATAAGTATCGAAAGCTTTGGCAAGAGATCCAACAAAGTTGTCAGAGTAAGTAGTGTCACCACGAGCATTCTCGCCACGACCAGCCATGAGGAATTCCTCAATAGCTACGCATGTATCAGGATTGTTTTTACGCCAAGTTTTATGGGCGTTGTTAATGATATTGCGATGGATGGCAGCGTTGTAAGCTGCCTCGTTTTCAATGATTGAACCGAATTGATATGTCATGCCAATCTCCTTATGAGTTCCAGACGTTAAGCAACTGCTGATACTCTTTGCGAACGTGGTTCACAGCTTTTTGAGCAAGATCAATGCTTACAGAAGATCCGTCAATAAGGATTTCGTAATTTTCTTCAGTTTCAGGGTGATTGGAAACAAACCGAATAATGTGCCAAAGGTTAGTTTCAAAGAAACGCCATTGATCAGCGGTAAAGGTTTCCTGCTCAACCTCACCAGTGGATTTGTAATTGATAATATATTTCATTTTGATTCCTTTTTTTTCGTCACTGGACGTCCCAGTAAGTAAGACTGTATCAAATATTTATCCACTTGTGTTAATTATTTTCTAAGGGATTACCCTAGTCTCTCTCCCACCAGCGAATAGGGTATCTCGCCCTACCGTGCTTGATCATGACCTTGAATGCATGAAACCTGCTGAATATGCCCCTCATAAAGCGATTATTGCGTCTCTGAGCCATTATTTTGGTTCGAGCACGTCTAGGCTTCAACTCGCCAAATCTCATCTCATGAACCGTTTAAAGAGCTCTGTGGCTACCCCGTCTGCCTCATGCTGTTCTGCTACGTCAATGGCAACCATAGCGACCTGACGCCATGCTTCGTCCCAGACTGCCTTGGGATCGTTAAGCAGGTCAGTAGCCTTGGCGTCGGTCAGGAGCTTTTGCCAGTCCTCAAAGGCGGTTTCCCAGTTTTGTTTAATCATCTGATGGTTATCCATACGGTTATTGAAAACAATACCAAAATGATAAGCGACAAGGCAAAAAAGATCCTATCCGTTATCACCTCAACGCACCAATTGAATTGGCATGATGGGCATGGTCGGCGCAGTTGGCATCAAGGGGGGAGCTGGCATCAGCATCATTGGGGGAGGCGTATTGAGTGGCACAGCCCCATGAGCGAAGCCAACTACTTGACCGTACTGGTTTGAGTAGGTGGTTAGGTTGCCAGTTGTCTGGGCAGTTCCAACAGGAGCGCCATACTGGTTGGTGTAGGTCACGTTTTGAGCTTGTGCAGCTCCAGCGGTTAACATCAAAATTAGTGCTAATTTTTTCATTCTGTCATCCAATAAATTAAAAAAGTTAATAAAATTCCCCACCCAATGAGTAGGACTACAAGCAGAACAATGACCAGCAGATCAAGCATCACCTTCTCTGATTTGCTTATTGATAGTCTCGTCTAGTCTTTGATGCAACCATTCTCGATTACCGTCTTCATTTATCCACTTGTGTAAGTATATACCAAACTTAAACGTAAGGGAGTTTTCTGTTGTGTCGTAGTCAACAATCACACGAGACATGTCTTTAAATGCCTCAAGCCGATCTTCAGTAGTAAAGGTAGTGATGGCTAGCTCCTAGTGCTGGGCTTGGGTTTTTTGGTTGATCAACTCCACGGCACGGTTATAAGCTTCTTGCCGAGTAGCAAAGTCTTCTTGGGGGTTGTCTTCAAAATTAAGAACCCAGTCGCCTAATCCAAAATAGGTGATGGTGGATTTCTCTGTAACGTGAATAACTGCAATCATAAAAGCTCCTAGTAAGGGTAGTCCTGAACCTCTAGCCAACCATCTTCAAATAGTTTTCCTATTGTCTTACGGTGCGCTTCATCCCACAACTCAATTCTTTGCTCTTTAGTTAATTTAGCACCTTGATCAATTTCTGTGTGATGACCAAAACATAAGGCTGCAACCCTAAAGTCATGTGCCTTTAACCCACGCCCTTTGCCGTCCCTAAGTTGATTAGAGTGGGCAGCCTGAGTTGATCCTTCCAAGCCACATATCTGGCACGGGAGCTGCGCTACAGCCCTAAGAAGCTTTTCATTTCGATACATTATTTTCTTGTGCTTTTTTTAGTATTGCCAAAATCTCTTTAAGCAACTTAATAACCTGATCTTCAAATGCGGTCATTTCTCTTGTGCCTTTCTTAGTGGTTCAATAGTTACTGTTTCCCATTTAACATTGCCAGTTTTAAGATTTTTCCACCCATGCTTTGTATAAATTGCTGGGTAAGCACAAGATGGGTGAGAATCAAATCTAACATCTTGAACCGCTACAACGTCTAAATCAGTTTGCATATCTTTTAAACTCATTTCTCTTGTGCCTTTCTTAGTATTGCTCTAGCAAATTCAACCGCATATTTATCTTTTGGTTTAAACCCAAAAAATTCTTCGTAAATATTGTCTATTTCCTCATCTGTTAGTGTCTTTGCTGGATGTCTATCAAACCCCCAAGGTTCGCTAACCAAATCCCAGTTGCGGTTTTTTAACGCTTCTATTTCAGCTTGTTGCTGGCGTAGCATGGCAGCAGCATTACCAACAGGAGATGCTCGCCACTTTTCGATTGTGCAATCATAAGAAATGCTATCTAACTCATCAGCTAATTCATTTGCGTTCATTGGGATAACCTCATTTCGTTACGAGATGATGCTTCTATAGAACGCCATGCCTCTAGCTTGGCTTCAGCAGCAGCTATAAGCAGACGCAAGGTTTCATACTCAGAAATAGCTTCCGCAGTCTTGTAAATATGTCTTTCTGTCTCATCATGAGAATCAGCAAATCGTTCTTTGGCTGCCTCAGACTTTGCGTCAATGGCTAAATTCATTAATCTGGCTCTAACGGTTTTACGCATTTCGGTATAAATGTAAACCTGACCTTTTAGATAACCTGCAGTTTTTGCGTTATCACGCAAGTAATCCATTGCCTCATAAGGATTGATGTTGTCAGGTGTAGTTGGCGGGTATTTTTTTTCTTTAGTCAATTGATTGTTCCTTCCATATCCTTATCTAGTTCCGTTATCTTTATTTTCAACAATCCTTTTATGCCTTCACCCCATTTAATTGACAGCTCCTGTATCTGAGAGTCGTCATCCCAAACCCTGCAATGGGTCATGGCATCGAGGGGCGCTTTTAACAAGTTGTCTAGATCACGCTTACGCCTGTCTGGTCGGAAGGCTTCGATCTCTACACGCAAAGGCTTATGACGAATGATCACCAACTCCTTAGCCACCAGTAACTCAACTGCCTTACGGTAGTCACGCCCCTTAGCCGAAATAATCATTCGGTTCTGGAACATGCGCCAGTAGGTATTGACGCTAGGTGGAAAGGGAAGGGTGAACTGAATCACTTTACCTTTTCTCCCACTCGTTCAAGCAATCAAGCAGTAGGTTACGGAAGATCTGACGGCTGACGATTTCGCCCGGTTGATACAGGTTTACAAAGCGCTGCAAAGTTCCTAAGTCACCTGTACCATCGCCGTTCTTTTCTGGCAATACGTCAGTGCGAACCCGAGGAGCTGGTTTCTCAACGCCATAGATTTGATCGGTCAAATCAAAGTCTCTACCCACAAACTCGACAGGAATAGACTCTTTGATCTCGTCTTCAATCGCCTTGATTCGCTCAATCTTCTGATCAATCGTCTCTGGCTTTACAAAATCTTTAGCTGCCACAATTGCTTCTTCTAAAGATTGCGCTGGCTTCTTTATAACCAGAGCCCCTTGATCTGTCCTCGGTTTCCCTTTTGCCACTGTTGCCATATGTCTAACTCCAATCTTTCACGTCGATGTTTTACTGCTGGTTGATATAAAAACTGTCTTAGCCACTCTTTGCCACGCAACGCCCTTTCAGATAACAAAAGGCGTACCTCGCATTGGTGGCGGTATTCCTCACTGTAGGTAAAGCTTGATTCTTCCAAATTGTTCCTTTACATACTGTTGGCTATCTGGTTCAAACCAAAGTGGCATCCGTCCCTCCCACTCGCCATTGCGCTGCTTCTCGCAAATCAATAAAGCATCAGGAGTTGACTCATCAACGACGCCATTCTCCTGTCGATCTTGAGCCTTACCCTTGTTACGCCAGACAATAAATACGTTATCCACCTGATCCGTAATTGAGCCAGACCCTTTGAGGTCGAACTTGCCCGGTAAATGCTTTTCATCAGCGCCTTTTCGCATGTGATGCACAAGGTGTATATGCAATCCAGTGTCTTGTGCAATAGCACACAACGAATTAACAAAATCTTTTTGCCCATTGAAGTCGTCCTCTCCTTTAACGCATTTCATCAGTGAATCAATTACAACGTGCTGAACGCCTAATTCGCCAGCAGCATACCTACAAACAGCTAACATCGAGTTGGCATCGATCATGCCGTGGTGATCTAGCAGATACATGTGATCTTTTTTCCAATCGTGGAACTGCATAAGCGCCATAGGAGACGGTATTTTCATTCCAGTAGCCTGACGTGCCATCCTTGCCAAAGTGATCTCTGGGCGCATCTCAAAGGACGCTATGAGGCATTTCTGATCCTGAGCTGTCAAAGACAAAGCCACCTGACCAAGCAGTAGGGATTTTCCGTGACCGTTGATACCAGCCCAGACAGATACCTCAGAAGGACGAATACCAACAAAAAAGCCATGCTCATCCCAAGGTATAGAGCTGCCCCGCTTGATAAGGCTGCCCTCAAAATACTCTTTAATTTGCTCTGCATAATGGGATTTCTCTTTAATCTTACGCTTAGGCGCAGTCTCCTCCTGCCAAAGCTCCCAGTCAATATCATCAAATTCAACTAGCCCCTCCATATGTTGATCTCCCCATCAAAGTCTAAGCCTAGCAAGAATTTAGGTTCAGCATCCACCAGAGCAATCCACCACTGGGTAAACTCCTCAATGCCACAACCCATAGCTAGGAGCTGAATGGTTAAACCTTTAGCCCAAGTAAGGTCAGCTCTTCTTGGATTTGTAGCGCCCGTATAAACGACAGGGATCTCGCCCCTCAAGACTGCCAACTCAGGATCGTCGCTTGGAGGATGGGGAGCAATAAAAACAAATATTGCCCTTGGCTTGTGTCGCTTTTTACGCAAAGCAACAATTTGTTTATGACCTAGCAATTGTTAATCCTTTCATCCATTCAGGTTTTCCTGATTTTTGTTCCTTGACCCTAGTTCCACCACTGTCTTGACAACGTGTAAACCAACTTGTAAGAAAACGGTTGTAGTTAGATTTTGTTTGCTTAGGATTTGCAATAAGCCAAGCTGATGCTTTAGCAATCTCAAGATTTAAATCAATTGCAGGAAATGCCTTTTTCCAAATCTCGATTTGAATTTCTTCAATCCCTTGAAAAGATCCGCTGTCGGCATCAAAACGAATATTCGTTGATGCACCCTTCCCCTTACCCTTACCCTTCCCCAAGCCGTCATATGTCTGCACATTGCTGTCAGGTGTCTGACAAGTGTCATCCAATTGATCTACAGTCGGTTGCGGATATTTACCTTTTGACCGCACACGTTGCTCCCATTTTAATATCTGGATGTAAGGCTGACTTTCGCAAGTATATGAAATTAAAAGCTTTTGTTCTAATAGTTCATTAATCCATTTGTTAATGTGATCACTCGTAATGTTGTCTCTTAATGGAAAACAACGAGCTCTAAGAATAGATGTTCTGGCATCCATGCAACCAAAATCATCAGAAACCACTAAAAGCCTGTAAAAAAATACCTCAGCTTGAGCTGATAGGGAATTTATCTTGTCTGAATCGACAATCCCTTCTTTAAGTAGTCTGTTTGGCATCTTTTTTTTCTTTCAAACATTTGTTAAAGGTTCTTTCGTATAGCCTTTTGGCTTTAAGACCAGCTTGATACAAAAGGTGTGTATACATTCTTGGCTCTTGTTCAAGGCAATTCAAAATTTTTTCATAGTCATAACCCGCATATCCTGCAAGCAAAAACCCAAGCTCTTCACGGGAATCAGGACCATTTAATCTGGCAAAAGATCCAATTAACTTATAAAGATCAACGGTATCGTGAAACCTTTCATGGCATGACTGACAGATGACGGTCAATTGACTGACATCGTAATCCCAAGGATCTCTACCCTTAAAATATTCATTGTGATGAACATTCAAAGTAGATTGTGAGTCCATGCAAACCTCGCAACGAAAATCGTTCTGCTCCATAGCTTTCAACCTAAGCTTTTGCCATCTAGGATCTTGTAGTTTTTGCCAATAGTTGGACATCAATTGCCCCCAAATAAATCTGGACGCAATATTTGTGCAGTAAGTCTCCCTTGAGATAGATCCTCTATTTTTTTAACGTGTTTAATAG